AATCGGTGTTTGTTGTTATCTCGTAGTCTTCAATAGTTGAAGGAGACGAAGTTCCGATTGTTGCATAATTTCTGAAAACAGCTATTTCATTATCAGCCAACCAGTCATTGGTTACGACACGTTTTACTTTTAATATTTTTGCCAACTCTTCATCTGACATATAGGTAACAATACCAGTAGTTGTGCTGATTTCTTGAAGCTTGTTGATAGTTGTTGCGTTCGCTACCAAAATAGCTTCATACGACCTTTTTACATTTGCGACAATTGCAGCACGCACGCTTTTTACTGTCGGAGGTGCTGTAGGATTAACAACGGTGCAAAAAGCATCGGATGCGCTTCTCTTAATTGGAGCTAAAGTGGTGATGTGTCTATCACTACTTGGGTCTCGTCCATCGCCTACCAAGATAGCCCTCATGTATTCCTCCCTCCAACGTCTTAATGCTGTAGCAACTCGATATTTAGGTAACATTCCGCCGTTTGTTTCTAGCTCTTCCCAGCTAATGCCAGCCAAAACATAGAGGGGCTGAGTGTTAATTCTTTTAGGCGCTAAGGATGCGACCATTTTCTTTTTTGCAGCACCACTGCCTGTCCATGCTCCAGCCCTGTCAAGTTCTTCGTCGTCTTGATAATCGTCAATTGGAAAAACAGTTGAACGCACATTCCCTCGATAATCCAAGTCCGCTATAAAATCGGCATTTTCAGGAATAGTGGAAATGACTTCTTGTTCGATGAAGGTTGGGATCAACTCTTCATCAATTGAGATGAGGTTTACAAGCTTGGTTCTTTCTCCAGCTCTGTAAGGTGCTGCGTTTCTCATCTTTCCGGTTTTTGGTGGTTTTTGATTTGAGGCCAAATTTCTCACCGCCTTGTCGAGCATAACTTTCTGTAAATTCGCCAATTGATTTTTTAGTTTTGCAAGTTCGCTTTTGTTTGCCACATTTTCAATTTTTGGCAGCAAGTTGTTTAGTTGCGCTTGGATTTTGTTTTCGAGCTCAACAACCTCATCTTCTGATTTGGTTTCGTCTTCCAGCTCGTCAATCATTGACTTTAAGTCGGCAAGTGCTTTTGTCACTTCTTCTGACACATCGTCCCCGATGAGCCCTACTAAAAGTGCGTAGATAATTTCTAAGATACTTTTCATTTTACTTTTAATTTAAATTAAACATTAATTTATTTACTCTCACTTTTATAAAAATTTTTAAATTTTTCCAAGTCAAAAGGTCGTTTATTTGGACCGCCATTTTTTAGCTTCTCAAACTTCGCCATCGTTTCTTTAAATATTGTATTATTTATTTTAAGTTTGTTTGCAATTTCTTTTTTAACTTCGATTAAGTTGCCTCCGAAATACTTCACAAAATCATCGGCGTTCAGCCACCATTCGTTTTTGATTAAGTCCTCAAGATTTTCAACTTCGACAATCAGGTTTTTTTTATAATTTTCGATTAATTCTGCGTCAAGTTTTTCCAGCAAAGCCAAAGTTTTGCGAAAATCATGCTGATTGCCATAATTTCCAGTCATTGCTGGGTGAAACATTACAAATGAGCCCTTAGTGATGTTGCGATTTTTAAACGCTAATAAAATTTGCGTTCCAGCGCTTGCACAAATTCCAGACACTGTAACTGTTTTTTTGCAAGGCAATGATAATAAAAAATCTCTCACACATATCGACTCAAAAATTTCACCGCCGTACGTATTCATAATTACGTGCAGTTCATCGGTTGTAGTTAAGTTATTCCCCACCTCTTTTTTTATTTTATCCAAAGTGCCCTCTGAGCCAAAAAAATCGCTCTCTATATCATAATTTATATATAATTCCTTTTTTGCCATTTTAATTATTGCTCTAGTCCTATTTTTGGTTTGTTGTAAATCGTATAAGTAATTTCAATGTTTAACATTTTTGCTAATTCGATAAACGTAGATTGTAATAATCTTTCAAACGATTGATATTTTTGAAAATCACCCTCTTTCATTTCCGTGCCGTTTGCAAACGCTTTACTTGTGTTTGCGTCTATCAGGCCAATTTGATTTGCGGGGATTTTAATTTTATCTGCAATTGCTAAAACTGCAACTCGCATTTTTTCATTAAGCCCTAAGTTTTGCCCTGCTAAGTTTATAATCTCAAAATTCAAATCATCAGATAAAAAGTGTATGATTTTTTGAGTGTCTAAGGCTCCATAATTTTTCTCAACGCTTTTTTCGAGTTTTTCGATTTCGCTTGGCAGTAATTTCTGAACAGTGTTCATCCCGGGCGCTGTTCTTGGAGTGGCAAAAATTGTGACTCCCAATTTTTTAGTGATAGTATTTGAGGCATTCAAAATGTTGTTAAGCATTTCAAGGAATGGTTTTAATTTTTCAAAATGGCTCATCCCGTAAATTCTGTGGTGCTCGCCTTCAAAAACGATAATCTCCCCTTGCCAGTGCGGGTTGCGATGAACAAACTCTAATTTTTTGCCGTCAGTTTTTTTATAATACTCGTCAGTGTCTAAAATTTCAAACCTGCCATTCAAATATCCGATTACTACATATCCTTTTGCAAAAATGTCAACAAGCGTCCTTTTCCCGTCCCTGTAAAAAAAATTGTTAAAGGCGTTAAACGTTGTCGGATTTCCTGATTTCAGTATTAGCGTTGTGTCAGAAACTAAATCAACCAGCAAGTCGCATATATTTTCAAACACAATTGTCGCAAAATCTAAACTTCCAATGTCTACGCTGTAACTCTTTTGCGATTTTATCGGGATATAGTTTAACGGTTTGAGCGAAAGAAAATAATTTTTTATTTTCGTAGCGGTTCTATATATAAAGCTGTTTTTCATATCGCAATAATAATAAATATTTTATTAAATTATTCAAAAAAACAAACGAATGTTAAAAACTTTTTTAATCACCAAAATCCCCACCCAAAATTTTATACAAACTTTTATAAGCGATTATCGCATTGTTTAAACAGTCAATATTATCATCGGGTATATTTTTCTTTTCGGCATCCTGCTTAAATTGATAAATTTGCTTGACAAAATTTCTATTGTTTACGTTGTCTTGAAAAAACACCCTGTTTGTAATTGTTTCATAATTCGCCATTATTCGCTCAAATTTATTATTGCGAGAATACCAACCGTCAACGGGGATTTCAGAATTTATACAATCGTTGTAAAACCCTTTTCCTATTTCTCCGTTTGTTTCAATAAATGTCCGCTCAACGTCATACTGTTTTTGCCAATTTTTGATTTGTTCTGCTACCAATTTACGATGTGTCTTATTCTCCGAAAAACTGTCAATTAAAATCATGTTGCCGTTTTTGTCAATTCCTGTTAAAGCTAAAGCGAAATAATCATGCCCTGTTGCTTTTGAGGGGTCTGCAAAAATAATAATATATTGAAGTTCGCTCACTTCCTTTTCGGTTAATTTTGTAAAGTGTATGTTTTCAGTTGTAAAAATTGAACCAACAAGCTCGCAGTAATTACCTTCACAAAGTACTTGCCATCGCCAATAATTGTATGAGCCGACCTCTGATGCCTTTCCGATTTTTGTCCACTCCCGAAAAACGTCCTTCTGCACTTCAGATAAAAATGGGTTGTCCTTCCAAGTTGTTTTCAGAAAGTTTGTTTTAGTAATATAATCATCAATCCAGAATTTAGCAACTGGATTAAAATCGAAATACATTTTTTCAGTGTTGGAAATAATGAGGTTTTCAACAGTTTTTTTGTCGAAAACATTGCACTCATTTAAAAACCTAATATTTGCTTTTCCAATATTTTTAGCATAGTCGAAGGCGCTTACGTTGTTGGGAATATTGATAAATTTTATTTGACTACCAGACTTTTTATTTATAAGTGGAGTTCGGCTGCTATGTTGTTCGTAATTGAATGCTTGCCAGATATCGTTAAAATCCCTAAAAAGTCCGCTTTCTTTTTGTTCTGGTCGTTCGCTGAATATTTGAATAATTTTGTTTTTGTTCAAATTAAAATAAAGTCCAAGCTCAATTAAAATTTGATAGGTCTTGCCAGAGCGTCGAGAACCTTGCAAAATTACAATCGGCTCGTTTTTTGTGTCGTTGAAAAAGTCGGCATATTTTTCGATGATTTGAATTCGTTTCATTCTTTTGAATTAGGTTTTACGATTTCAAGTTTAATTAAATTGTCTGCATCAATCAAATCGTCGTTAATCAAAATATCGTAAATATCACGGTCAAACTTTTTTTTGTCTAATAACATTTCATTAAGGACCGAAGATTTATTAAAAGCAATTGCATTTTTAAAATGAATAGTGTCGTCTCGTTCGTCAAAATTTACGTCGGGAAAACGCAGTTTTAAAATCTCGTAAGTCAGAATTACCTCCTCTGAAATTACTTCCAGAATATCTAAAGTCCTGTATTTTTTTTCTTCTGACATTTGGCAAAAATAAACATTTTTTTAATTGTGGGTAAAATAAACAAAAAAAACATTTATGCAATAGGTTTTTTAATTTTGTTAATAACTTTTTTCCGTAAAATTTTGTAACTTTTGTAACCTAAAAAAAGTTACAAAATGGTTACAGCCTGATTTTCAATAAGTTACGAAAAATTAAAATTTTATCTCTTTTATTTAACTTATTGATTTTCAATTATTTATATATTTTTTTTAAATAAAATTTTATAAATATATAACTTATTGATTTACAATAAAATAAATATGTGTAACCTTGTAACCTAAAATTTACAGGGAGGAGCAAAAAGTGCATTTTTTGCCCCTATTTGGGTAAAAATTTAGTAGAAAAAAATTTTTTTACAAGGAAAAAGCGTTTTTACGGAGCGACCCCCCCCAAAAAACGGTTACAAAGTTACAGTCCTGATTTTCAAGCAGTTAAGAAATTGAAAAATGGAAGGATTTAAGTGCCGAAAGGCTTGCAGTGCAATGGTTTCGGAGGGTTGTAACCGTGTAACCTGAAATATTTGTAAAAAAGGTTACAAAGTGGGTTTTTGGACAAAAAATGGGGATAAAGGGGCAAAAAATGGGTAAAAAAATGGGTTGAAAATTTGATTTTGTAAATTTTTGAAAACATGTTTTATAACATATTTTCAAATTCGGAGATTGCAAAAATTTTTGCTATATTTGTGGAATCCTTCTTTTAACAGGTGGCAGCAATCAATTAACATTACCCTCTCATTAAAAAAGCCACCTGTTTCTTTTTTTATATCTTTTCTTATTTAGATTTTTTATAAATTAAAGAAATATGCTTTAAAACATGCAAAAAAATTTGCATTGTATTAAAAAAGTTATTATCTTTGTTATGTTAATTGATTGTTAAATTTAAAACATAAGAAAATGAAAACATTAGAAAAGATAATTGAAAAATACTCAAAATTAGACCACAATGAAAATAATTACGAAGTAGGTGGCGGGTTGGTTGAGTACAAAAGTGCAAGCAACAGGCACGAAGATGCTTTAAATGATGCTGGTAAATTGACCTTTGGCAAGGCAGCTGCAATGTTTAAAAAGGCAACAGGATGCTCCGTTGAATTTGTAAATGAAATCTTTTGGTATGCAGTACCAAATCCTGAATGGCACCATGCTGGCTTTTTGCCAAAAAGCTACGGTGGTGGAATGAAAAAGACTTATTTTTTAAATGCTAAGCAAATTGTTTACATAGCAAGCAATTGGGAGAAGCTGGCTCAAAGCCTCGAAATTTCAAAGCAGGAAAAAATGAATAAAGAAGAACTGAAAAAAGCAAAAGAAATGGAGATGCAACAATACCTTGAAGCTAATGCGACTTACCACATTCGAATTTTAAATGCTCCAAAATATTTTTACACAACAAAAAGAGAAATGAATGGCAAGTACGGATGGTTTGATAGTTCTGGTAAAACATATAAGCTCCCAGAATATTTAACAGGATGGGCTTTTGAAAGTGAAGAAAAATTTGAACTCTTCAGAAAAATGTTGATGGAATACAGGACCTTGTAAAGATAAAAAGAGCGGATTTTACTCCGCTTTTTTTTTATCTTTATAAACATTCTTAAAAAAACCGCCTACCATGTTAAGTTGATTTTAGTTTCATTATTATTATTCAATTCGGCATTCTCGCTCGCACCATTGTTAAAATCCGAAACAGCTAAAGTGTCATATTTTGAAACTTCCCCATTGTACCTCACTGGTCTGTTGAATGTTAGGGTTTTATAATAAATAGACAAAACCTCTTTTATCCTTTTTATGGAACTCTCTTTTTTTGGAGAAAAAGTCTTATAGGGTACCGATTTTAAAAGTAAAACTTTTTCCGAGCCTATTGCTGTTGAAAATATTTTTTGTGAATACAAATTTTGGCCTTCAAGTTCGTTTTGAACGTATGCTTGAAAGTTTTCAATGACGATCATGTCGTCGTTGTTTAAATAGATAAGGTTGTCAACCATGTTGCAATTTTTTTGAATAATAATGGCTTCTATCTCCCTCAAGATTTCCACGTTTTTGGCAAGTTCAAAACAATAAGTGAAAAAAAGTGAGTAAAAAGGATAAAAATTTTTTTCATTTGTCTTAAAAAAATGTAAGTAGTCGTCCGATTTGTTTCCGCTTAAGTAATTTATTTTAACATTTATATACCTCCTCGCTATAGCGTTTCTATCGACCTCTTTGCTGAACAAAATCCGTTCAAAATTTGAAGTAATGATTTTGTTAAACGAATTTTTAACAACTTTCATTTGAACGCCTTTGTTGTTTATATGATAGGTGGGTTTTGTTATATCATTTATTCCAGTCAAATTAGAAGCCTCTAAATCATCGGACACAATTGTGTACATTATTTTTTTTGCCATTTTTGGGGTTAAAGTTGTGAACTCGCCAGACTTTTGCTTTTCGGAAAAAATATGCTCATTGTCTATCGCATAACTGCCAACGAGCATAGACGGGAAGAACGTATCTTTGCCCACTCCACTGTCCCCAGACAATACAAGCATTTTACCCCACTGAAATTCATCGTAAAATTTTTTTCGTATAGTCGCAGCGCAAAAAAATACCAATTGCGAAATGTCAAAATCCGAAATTTTAAAAAGCCCTTGCAGTTTTTTGATAATATAAGGCAAAACGGTGTCTTCTTTATCAGCACTAAAGCCCAAAGCATCCATTTGCTCCTTGCCTTCATTTAAAATTTTTTCGTACTTTTGACCAAAAGTTTTTGCAAAATTAATGTTTGAAACCCTTTGATTTTCAGTTTCTTCACAAAATTTTGTTAAAATTTGAGTTTTGGAAGGGGTTAAAAATTGTCGAATATTTCTTTCGTTTAAATTGCTGATTAAAAGCATCTCAATAGATTGCCTGATGTGAGCTTCCAGGTCAAAGTCGTTTATAATATTTTCTTTTTGCATAAACTGCTGACTCACTATGTCGTACTGCAAGTTGTCAAAAAATATATCATTAAAATCTTTTAGATATTTCAAAAATTCCTCATCTGAAAAACTAAACGAAAAGTTTTTAGTCCATTCAAACTTTGGAATGTGTTTGATTTTTAAAAAACGATAAAACTCCTCTTCTTTATTTTCTTGTAAAAAAAGTTCAAAAAGCGTAACAGGTGCGTCATCTTTGATGATTTTAACTCCGCTTTTTGTTTTCGTGAATTGAACGTTTGTGATATCTATATTGTGAATTTCCAAAATTTTACGCAAATCAATGGTTGTTAGCAGCTTCGACAAAATGGAATCGTAAAATTGCACCTCAAAATTTGTTACAATGTGGGCTGAAATTTTTCGTTCACTTATTTCTGAATCAAACGCCTTTTCTATTTGATTATTTGTAATTTCAACAACTTCGGAGCCGTTGTTCGTGTTTAAGAAAATATCCGCAATATCCTCTTTATCCTTCAGCTTTTCGCAATAATCTGAAATTATAAAATTCGGATTATTGTTTTTTTGAACAAAATCCGTCCAAGCCTTCAAACCGTCGGCATCAGGAAATAAAACAACCTTTTTATCATTTATGCCTTTCAGGTGCAATTTGCTAATATTCGCCTTGCTTCCAGTCGCTAAAAAAATCCAATCTTTGCCAAAAAAATAATTTGAAACGATAGCCGTTTTTTCACTCTCAACAACACCTATATATTTATAGTCTGTTGAAAAAATCAAATGCTCCCCAAAAAAACAGTCAACAAATTCGGTTTTTTCGCTGTCATAAAGTTCAGGTTTCAGTGTGTGCAGCCAACTTATGTTCTTAACTTTTTTATCCCGCTTCCCTTCCTGTTTAAGTGTGTAAAAAGTAGTCTTAATATTTTCATCATATAAAAAGCATTTGACGCTTCTGATTTTTTGCGAAAAGTCAATTTTTGGAAAGCCCGTGAAGTTCCGCCATTTTTTATTTCCAGAAATCGAAGCGCAAACAACATTATATCTCTTCAGATAATAACCAATATCATTATATCGCCTCAACAATTCAGTGCTAAAATTATCAACCAGCGGATTATCTTTCAACTTCTCTAGAAAATCAGGACTAATGTTGAAAGTTGGCTTAATCTCATATTCATAATCCTTTGGCTTAAAATTACTTTTACTTACAAAAAATTGACCGCAACTAAAACACTTGCCTGTTTCATAGTCAATTTCGCCATTTTTCTTGATAATTGGAAAAAAGGCGTCAGACGATGGACAGCTCGGACACTTCATCCCCTTTTTTGAAAATTTAAATTTCTCTGCCATTTTATCATTTTTGTTTTTGTTTTTTTTAAATTAAATTTTTAATTCAAAATACACGTATAATAAAGTTGTAAACAAGCTCTGCCCCGCTCAAGCCCGACGCTTAAAAGCCAATTTACAACACGGGGTGTAACCAATGCTAGGTGATTCGCTCGTATGATACTGTTTCGGATACTCGTCATAATTAAATATTTTTCCCTACCGCACCTTTGCCTATCGGCAATTAGAATTTAAGAACGGTTTGCATTTTGTGTATATTAAAGCGTTTTTTGCCAGCATCGAAATACTCTTTGTCTATTTCGCAAATGTCAAGGTCAACGCCCATAGTATCACAGGCTATTGCGATACTCATACTCCCCCCGTGGGTGTCTAATATTTTATCGCCTATTTTTGCATATCTGTTTAAAACCCATTTATATAAATCAACTGGCTTTTGCGTTGGGTGTATTTTACCGTTATCTTTCTTGTTTAGTTCTTGAACTCGCTTTAAGTTAATTATTCTGACATTATCCATATTACTACACCAAGCAAGTTCGGCATCAGCAAAACGCCTGTCAGGGTTCTTTTTATCCCATATAAGCCAATGTTTTGTATTTTGGTAAGGTAGCATCTCTATAAAATAATTTGCACCCCATATAACTTGATTTTTGCTTACTCTAAACAACTCTATAAAATACTCTTTATCTGGTGGGGCGTTATCCCATCCATATTGTTTTTCTGCAAATTGTTTACGACTCGCCCTATTTGTTCCCTGTTCTGCATTAATCCCATAAGGCGGGTCGACAATTGCAAGGTCATAGTACTTGTCGGGCTTTGACTTCATAAACTCGACACAATCAACATTAAAAAAATTAATATTTGCCATCGCTTCAAAAAATATTTAATTATTAACTGCATGCCCCATTTAAAGACCTCCGAACATTCAGCCGTTGTAACTTGAAATCTGAATGCTCGAATGGTTGTTTTTTACGAGACATTGCATAATCAATTTTACCTTTAAGTTCAGCATATTGCGGATATTGCTCAAAAAAAGGTTTAAGGCTTCCGTAAACCTCAAACCTATCTGTAAATATTGCAAGTATTATTCTCATTTTATAATGTAAATATCAAGTCCGTATATCTTCATTTTTAACCCAGAATCTTTCAAATCACTCATTATTGCGGCTGTGTTTGATAATCCGAGTAATTCAATGTAAGCAATGCAATTTTCAACTTTTCCAAACCATCCGTTAATAACTGTTTTTGCTTCTGGGTAAATTTCTGAGAAACCTACTTTATTGTAGTGCTTTTCGATTATGTTTTCAAGTGCTTTCATTTTCTTATCATTTAACTACTCTACAAATATACATCAGATTATTGTAATTTCCAAATAAAAAAACAATTATTTTTCATTTAATTGTAAATTTATAATGATTCTAAATAAAAACGGGGCATAACATCGGTTTTGCGTAATGCCTTCTTTGGTGCTTGTTTTGAACTTTCGTTTTTCATTTAAACTTTATTTTAAATTTTGAGCGTTAGTTTTTCAATAACGGCACTAACGCAAAGCCGCCCGAACGTTAGCTGCAAGCTGGTGGACATGGTATGTCCATCCAATGTGTTGGGTAATAGTTATCATCAAATATACCATCACCGTTTATACCGTCATATACATAGCCCCATACCATTTTTACTTCTCCGTTTTCTTGAAATGAAAAGTATCTCATTATACATACTTGTCCATCCAATACAGCCAACACATTGTTTTCGTGTTCAGGCAATTTTTCGTTTACAGAAATCCAGCCAGCAGCTAACGGCGGTTTTGCCGCAGGCGGGGTGATGTTGGTTAAATTAACTGATTTCATATCCGTATTTTTATTATTTACTTTTCTTATTGATTTTTCACACGATATTGGCAGTATTAAAAATGTTAAGGCTAAGACTAAGACTGCCAAGCTCTTAGCCCTCATCTGTTAATTAAAATTGCCGTTGTTATCCCCGCTGCAACGATTGCACAGCCTGCTGTTATTATCTTATTTCGCTTTTTAATCTGGTCCTTGTAGGCCATTTCATTAATCAACAATTCGTTTTTTTCAGCGTGCAATTTTTCTATTTCATTACTTAATTTTTCGTTAGCAATTACGTATGATTGAATTACTTTTTCCTGCTTTTGAATGATGCTATCTTTTTCCTCGAAAATTGTTTCATATGTATTTATAAGGTCATTTTGATTAGCCCTAACTTCATAAATATATAAAATAAGTGTACTATCTTGAGTTTTTTCAATATTTTCAACAATTTCGCTCTCTAATTTTTGCGTTAGTTTATTTAATTGTTTTTTTTGCTGCTCTTTAGTTTCTGTCAATTTTTCGATGTTTTTTTTATGATCACAAATTTCGCTTTGTAGTTTTTGGACTTCGCTTTCTAATTTAGAATTAATCTCAATTAGTTTTGGATTTTCCTTATAAATTATTTGTACATCATTTTTGTTGCATTTTTGAAAAATAGTAACAAAAAGAATTATTAATGCAATAACTAATGCAATAGTTCCAAATTTATCATCTAAATTAAAATTTTTCATAGCTTTTTTATTTTTTAATTTTTCAACAAATTAATCAAAACTCCTATGGGATTGTAATTTATATTTTTTGTAATTATAACAATATCAAAGACACTTAACCCCTTAACAAAAATATGTTCATCGGCATAATTTTTACCTTGAATTGATAATGTATAATCACCATCAACCACATTACATTCAACCTCTATTTCAACTCCATCAATTTTTTGAAAATAAATAAAATTATCCTCTCTTTCAAATCCATAAAACAATAAAAGTTCTGCATTAAAATTAATAGCTTCACAAATATTAAGAACATCATCAATTTGAGGCTCAAGATTTCTAAGATTTTCGATTTTTTTTATTGCAAACATAATAGTTCCATGTTGTCTGAGGCCAAAAAAATCAGAAATATTTTTGTAATTAACTTTATAATATTTTTTGGCGAGGTAAGCAACCATTGCCTTAACATCCTCTAATTCTCTTTTTCTAGTCTTTTTAAAAACTTCTGATTTTTTTATTCCATTTATTTCACAAATTTTTGTTACATAAAAATCTAAAATAATGTTTGATATTTCTTTTTTGTACGCTTTCATATATTTTTTTTATTTTTGGTTAATAAATTTGTTAAAAAACACTATTTCAAGGGGAGTTAATTCTTTGACCTCCTTAAGGTGCTGCAAATACATAATCCTGTATGCTTTCGGCATTTTCTTATATTTTTTCTTAATTGCAAGAGCGACTTGTTCTGCTTTTGCCTTTGAATTTTCGACCGTGTTTTTTTTCATGTCGGCCAAAATTTCGATTTTTGCTTCATTTTTTTTAGTTTTCATTTTCTTAATTTCCTTTAAATTTATGTTCAATATAGTAATAAGTTTTTGCAAATCCAAACGCTTCTCCAAATCGAGCGTTCCCAAGTCGGTTAAATAGTTGAATTTTTACCCAATCTGGCGGGCAAACTGTGCCGTTCCAACCTTTGTGCCCTTGCGTCCAATCGCCACGTTGCGAAGCATGAGTAGTGATAAAGTTGATGTTTGGTGCAATTTTTTTAAACATTTTCGCATACTTAAAAAACTCAACATCGGATAAATGGTGCTGCAAGCCAAATTTGCGAATATCGTCCAATTTTTCGTATAAGTGTTGACAGTAGCTTAATTCCATTATAAACATTATTTTATAATTTCTTTTATATAAGTGTAGTAGAGTGTCTGTTATTTTAATTAAACTGTCTACAGGAATATCATAAAAATCCGTCAAATAGTAGAACGCCTCTTTTGTTAATAAATTTGCAACCAAAAAGCCCTGAATTTCGATGTTGTGTATAAGCGGGAACGTAAAAATTTCCAAATTTGCCCTTCTTTCCAACAGATGAGGAATTAAATGAGCATCTCCGGCATGGTCATCGTGAGCGTGCGAAATTAAAAATTGATCTACGGAATTAAGAACCAGTCCAGCATCAGTGCACTTTTTAAAGCAACCTTTTCCAAAATCAAACACCACTTTTTTTTCGTCCGAAAAAGTAGCAAGGGCACAATTACCCCCGCTGCCTGTTGCTATAATGTTATATTTCATTGCTCAACCCTCCATTATTTTGTTCCGGATCCTGCAAATTTTTAGTTGCTGCATTTCGCAATTCAACAAGATCATTTTCGTCCACTTCAAAATTTGCAGTTATTTGTTCAATCGTAGCGGTTTTTTCGCTAAGTCTTTTTATAGCAGTCTCCCAAAGTTTTGAATTTTTGTCCAACTTTTTTAATTTTTTAAAAGTTTGAGGCTCTGGGGTTTCAATTTGTTTGACTTCATCAACATCAATAGGAGCAAGACTGCTATAATCTTCCAATTTGTCAATGTCTGGCAACTGCACTTCGCCGTAATTTTTCAGAAATTCATAAGCCCTATTCAAGACAAATTTAACAAACATGGTATCTTGAGCATTTGGGCTATTCAAAAAAACCTCATTGTTAAAATTCGCACGTGCCTTTATGTTTTCAGTGCTTTCAACGTACGAACAAACGGGTTTTCCCGTCGCAATTTTCACAATTTCAACTCCGTAGAAAAGCACATCGTTGACGGCTTTCCCGTTCTCAATTTTTTTAACCAAATTGCTTTTCGGTTTAATGTCAAATCTGTGAACATAAGGTTTTAGCTCGACGAAGCTGTCCCCTTTTCGCAGATGATAAACATTGACCGTATAGCCTTTTTCGAGCAATATTTGCAAATTTTTTTTATAGCTAATGACCACTGATGGATAATATTGCTTAGTTGCGCTATCGAAAAAAGGCACTAAGACAAAATCGCCAGCAAGCAAGTCAAAGCCATTTCTTGCCATATCAATCATTTTTGCGAAAAATTGTCCTTTGTTGTAATTGATTTTTTTAAGTTCTCCTCTTTGTTTTGTCGAAATTATCACCTCGTCATCCGTAACTTCAACTCGATTAAGAAGAAAATAAGTAAATAAATTTTGTCCTAATTGTTGGCTCATTTCAGGGTCAAACAACGCAATTGTTTGGTTGATTTGTTCTTTGAATTTTACGAGTTCCATATTTCTTATTTTTAAAAGTTAATAATTTTTAAATCGTCTGAATTTTTTTCGAGCAAAACAATGTTTTTGTAATTTTCAAAAATGCAAATCAGTTTTTCACGATTAAAATCGTCAAGTATAACAATTTCATCACACCAAATCGGCAAAACAACTCCCTTTTTTTGTTGGAAAAAATTACAAAGATTGATTTTTTGGATGAAGGCTTCACCATTTGAGTTAAAAATACGGTCATTCAAGATTATTGAAAAGTCAGCTTTGTAATCATCACTTGAAATCAATTTACGGTAAAGTTGAAATTTTATTCCAAATTTTGACAATTCAGAATTTATTTGGTTTTCCATTTTTGCATAAAAATCCTGTTCCTTGTTCTTTTCAATGATGTAAGCTTGTTCAAAATCAACAAGAGTTGCAAGAAGTGAGTTTTTTTCACTTGTTAATCTTGTAATCTCTTTTTGAGCATTATCATAAACCGCCTGCAATTCTGTAAACCGCAAAAATAATTGTCGATTTTCTTCTTTTTCGGCTTCAAGCTTTGAAATTTCAGCTTCAATTTCCGAGTTGTCTATTTTTTGCGGATATTTTATCAAGGCTCTTAATTCTGCTAATTTTGCAGATTTTTCAGCCTCAAAAGTAGCTTTAATTTCTGCATTTTCGGACTTAATCCTTTCATTATTGGCTCTGATTTGCTCATTTTTTGCGTTAATTTTTGCAACTTTTTCATTATGTAAAATTATTGCCTTGTTATTTTCGGCTTTAATTTCTGCATTTTGCACTTTGATTTTTTCGTTTTCCGCCTGCATTTTTTTTAATTCAGCCTCTAATTCAGCAATTTTGTTACTTTTTTCAGCCTCAAATTCAACTTTTTCAGCCTCAAATTTTAGCTTTAATTCTTCAATATTTATATATTCCAAATCTTCATTTGCTTTTTGTAACTCCTCCAAGCTTTCAATTTCAACGCTTCTAACTTCACAAAATAAATCCGTGCAAACCGAGCATTTAGTGCATTTTAAACCCGCCTTAATTGATTCATAATTTTTTATTTTATCCTCAATTTCAGCTTTTTTTGCGTTCCTTTTTTCTGCAACTTCCAACGCTGCTAAAACCGAAACGCCATCATATTTTCTATTTTTCAGATTTTCAATCTCCGATTCAAGTTCTGAAACATCATTTAAAGGCAAAAATGATTTTTCAAGCAAAATTGGGAGACTAATTTCTTCTTCAAAATCTTTATATTTTGGCCGTTGTGCTTGAATTTCGGCAATTTGCTTTTCAATTTTGGCGTTGTGCAAAACGTCAGCTTCAGACAAAGTAGGGGTGTTGATTTTTTTTCTTGCAGCCTCAATTTTCTTGTTGTAACTTTCAGTCAAATCTTCAACCTCAACAGGTTTCGGCGTTTTGCTGTATTCTGAAATTAGCAAATCCAACTTTGCAATTTCCGCTTTTTTTTCTGCGATTTTTGATTTTGCAACATCTTTGTTTTTCGTGTCAAATTCTGACAAATTCAGAAGTCTGAAAACAAAATCTTTTACATCAGCTTGTTTTTGAGCCTGTAAAAAATTAGGATTTGTAAAATACCTCCAATTTTCAGGGAAATGAACAGAAATTTCATCATTCCACTCCTTTTGGGAGACAATGCTCCGTTTGCCGTCTTTTTCAATAATCAAAGTAGTGTTAATGTTGCGAACAAGCTCCACAATTGCCGTTCCAGCCTTGCGTTTTTCGCTACCTACGCAACGCCGGCAAAAAGTAACGTCGTTAATTTTTAACTGCACTTCGGCAATTAAATCACTTTTTGATTTTGCAAATTGCGAGTAAATTTCACCGCCAAAAACGGTACCGTCTGCCTTTTTGCCATCCACAACAAAATAAAAAGCGTCTAAAATAGTGGTTTTACCTGCTCCATTTGCTCCAGAAATGATTGCTTGTGGAAGGTTAATTTCCTTTTCCACAAGCTCTTTAAATTTTTTAATTCTCAATTCCATATTGTTTTTGTTTTTGTTAACAATGTAAAGATAATAAAAAAGGTAATAAAATCCAAATTTTTTAGCAACTTTTTTTCAAAAATTTTGCAGCGTCAAAATGTTTGCGTCTCAAGGCTTTCAGCGTTTTTATGTTGTAAAACATAAAATATTTTTAAAAAAATTAGGCATATTTTTAAAAAAATACTCCAAATTAAAAAAATTTGGAGTATCAAAAACAAAAACAAAAACAAAGAAACTAAGCAAAGCCTAACAGCTTAATATTCAAAGTATTAGGCTCTAAATTCAAAGAATATTCAACAGGCAAATATATCTTATTGCCGATTCTTATTCTTTTGTATAAATTTAAAAGGTCAATAATTACAGCACTGTCGGCTGGTATTTTTATATTTCTATAGAATTTATCGAACATTTTGTTAGTAGTCAGGTTGTGTGTTATGACCTGATTGCTTTCATTTCTGTAACAAATAACTGGATCCGACATTGTAAATAAACTGTTCAAAAGTAAAGCAAGGCGGTTGATGACATTTTGATTTGAATAACGTTGATTTAAAATGCTGCCAAAACTCCCGAAATTAAGTTGCTCAACTCTCAAAAAAAGCAAATCATCATCATATTTTTCCTTCAACACTTTGTTCAAAATTAGCTCTCCGGAACTAATTATTTTTGGCTTTATAGTATATGTGTCAAGGTTCGCAAACGTTTCAACTGCTAAAAAATACTTTCTTTTTTCAAAAAGTCTCGGCAAAATTTTAAATCCAACTTCAGCATCCTCGCCGATTTCAAAATCAACAATCTGTTCAACAGGCTCGTAATTCACATCTGTGAAATTAGTCAATTCGATTTCTTCGGTAAACCAATTCAAAGCTTGCAGAGTTGTAAAGAAATACTTGCCATCTATTTCAACAAAAACAAAACCCTCTAAAATCGAAATTGCCTCCATTACGTCCATTATCTTTGCAGGTAAACGCTTGCTATTGTTAAGCATCATGTTTGTTGTCGTTATTATAATATCGTCGAAGATAAAAAGGGGGCTTTGGCCAAAAATCGGTTGCCCTGTCCCTGCCCCTGCCAAAATATTAATTTCACGAAAATAATCGGAAAGTTTGACGCCTTTTACCACTTTATCTATCTGGATGAAATTGTGATTGATAAAAATTTTGTCGCAGGTAATTAAAATTGCGTTAATTAATATTGCTTGTGGTGCGTCCACTTGCATATATGTTGTTAAAAAAGCATCTGATAAGGTTTTATTTGGGTCTGATGGGAGATTGCTGTAACTAATTCTTTTTGGAAATGTACCAAAATTACGAATAGTCCCAACTTTATATAGCACAGAACTAGATATAATGTCTTGTTTAAGATTATAATATTTGTGTGTTCCATCTGTATAAAAAAATAAATAGTCTGTCCTTAATTTTATGTTGATTGTCCCGTTTAATTGCCACATTCTAATTTTCAAATCCTCAAATTTTATATCCAAATTAAAAAACAAATCTTGTTGTCCTGTTTCTTTTCTAATAATTCTAAATAAGGCAATTGCCTGATTTTTGTCGGGAATGTTAACGTTATACTCCAATCCATCCGCATCAATCAAGCCATCACTTTTAATTCCCGCAATTGTTACAGTGTTAACTGTCAATTGATTAATTCTAAATTTTGCGTCAATTTCTTGCGGTATAACGGTTTTAAGTTGGTAATTTTGAGGTATAAATGAAATGTATTCGTTTGTTTTTTCAAAATTGCGAACACGGTCAAGCAATGGGGTGATTTTAAATCCGATTTCCAGAGTCACCGCATCGAAAGTAAAGTCGGTAAAATCAAGCGTTAAAGTTAACGTCCGTAAATCGAGGTTTTTGTAATAAATTACCAGTATCCAATTTGCCGAAGCCCCAAAATTTTGATAGTCATTTAGCAATAGCTCCCGTTCTTCTTTGACAAATTTCACCTTCTCCGCAGATATCCCTCTGTTGAATCCTAATGGAAATTTTATGCTAAATTCGCCTTTTATTTGCAATTTTGAAATTTCAGCAGGCACGTTTTTTACGGGATAACTTTGGTTAGTCCGCATATTTCTCAAAAAAACACTAAAATTAAGCATAATTTTTTATATTTTTAGTTTAATTTAAAATACTTTTTTATTCTTTCATTGTCAATTGTTACTGTTAAATTTACATTTGATTGCTTTTCATAAACATTATTTATCGTTTGTTTTTCTAAAATTTTATTTGTTTCGTAATTTGAAAAAATACGCATTCGTTCCGGAGCAACCAAAACACTTTTTTTATCAAACAAATAAGATTTGCCGCTTTCGCCAACCGCCAATTCTTTACCACGTTCCGCAACACTTATAATTTGCCCCTCTTCTACTTCACCACCTTGCCAAAATTCTGGAATTTCAATTGCTTTTACTCTTGCAATTCCTGCAGTCACTGCCCCCACAACCGTCAAAGCAGCTGCTAAAGCAGCTGAAATTCGTGCAACAAGAGAATAAGGGTCTCCCGGCGCCGCCGTTGCAGTAGCAATCCCGATTAACTTTAGAGCCTCAACAAGTGCAGTTGCTGAACCTGCAGCTATTTCCATTTCTGCTTTCCTTTTTTCCAAAATTGCCCTCTTCTTTGCAATTTCCTGCTCCTTTGTAAATTTTTCATCCTCAATTTTTTTCTGATTTTCCAGCTTTTCTTTTTCAATTCGTGCAAGCGCCTCCGCCAGTTCTTCTTCATCATCGATAGTTGCTTTTAATAGGCTTTTTCTTTTCTCATAAGCGTCATCAAGAGTTGACACTTGTTTGTTGTACATTATGTTAATTGCGTCCAATTCCCGCTCTAACTGATTGCTCTGCATATCAATTATTTGATTATACAAATTAAAAGATTCATTTAGAACCGTTGTAATGCTTTCTTTGAAAGTGTCTCGCCAATCTTCAATCGTCTCTGTCGCTCCGAAAAAGTCATTAAAGGCGTTTCTTAATTTGGCTGTGATTAATTCCATTTTTTCAAGTCCTGCAGCCGATTCGTTTAACGTTGGCGTAACGTCTCGCATATTCATTAAAATTTCGCCTGTGGCTTCGGCTGCACTTTCCAAAGTCTTAACATCTTGCCTTTTAAGTAGCTTTGGAGTGTTTAAAATGGCTTCGTTTATTTTTTCTATTTCATTACGGAGCTCTTTTAATTTTTTAACTTCCTCCTCTGTGTAACCACCTAATTCATAATATGCTTTTGTGGCTGCATAGATAGCTTCGGCTTCTTTTTTCTTTACTTCCAGATAATTTTCGCCAAGCAAAATAGATAATTTGGCTTCCTCATTTGCTTTTTTGATTGCTCCCAAATAATCTTGATAACGTTTCTTTGCTTCTTCTCTCGCTTTCTTTGCTTCTTCTCTCGCTTTCTCCTCTTCTTCTCTCGCTTTCTCCTCTTCTTCTCTCGCTTTCTCCTCTTCTTCTCTCGCTTTCCTTTCTTCTTCTGTAAGTTGATTTGCTAATACTATTTGCTCTCTGAAATATTCCTGAATGTTTTTAAGCTGTTGTTCTTGAGCCCGCAAACTAAATGTAATTGCGTCTAATTCTTTTTTTGCTTTGTCATAAAGTTGAATATAAGATAATTGATTTTGCGATCCTGCTTTTATCGCATCATCTCTATCCTTTTCAGCTTTTGCAAGTTTTTGAGTAGCCTCCATTTCTTTTATTTTGAGGTCTCTCATTTTAGCAATGATTTCACTTATCGCTTTGTCTTGTGCTTGTATTGCTATTTTATTTTGCAATTCCACGTTACTTGCTTTTTGTGCAGCCACCAGCTCCTCCAATGTTGCTTTTTCTAAATCTAAATTTGGCAAATAGTCTTTGTAGTTTCTATTTAATTCATCAACTAATTTTTTCCTTTCCTCACTACCCGCATTTGTTTTTTTAATCTGTTCAAATAGTGAGTTCATTGATTGTTTTTCTACTTCTAAATTTGCAAGATAACCTCCTTTTATATTAGCCATTTCCCTGTACATCTTGTACTGTAGTTGCATTTCAGAAGTTTGGTCTTTCATGTATTTTACCAATAATACAATAGCCGTAACTGCTGCTGCTGCTGCTGTTGCAATCGCCGCATACGGATTTGACTTCATTACTCTACCAAGTGCCCTAGTCGCCTTAGTTGCTCCATCTGTCGCCATTGCTTGACCTTTTGCAGCTACTGCATTTGCTGTCTTCGCTGCCGTATCCTTAATGGTCGCCAGCATTACTTTGATTGTACCTCTTTCCTGTAGTTCCTGAGCAGTCTTTAAGGCTTGCGAAACGCCAATAAGTTGAACCATTGCCTTGTCCAGCTTTTCGGTCTCAATTCCAAACATAGCAAGTGATCCAGTAACTCCCTGTGCAACGGCTACCAAGCCTTGCAAGCCATCCATTAAAGCGGGGATTTTATCAGCTGCCGCAGTTTTTATTTGAGCCTGAAAATCACCAATTGAATCGGTCAATTCCGCCATTCTATCCTTTATTTGTTTGATTTCTTCGGGGCTAAGACCCGCAAAAGACATATTGCGCAACGCTAACAATTCTTTTCTCATTTCTCCAAGCGACATATTGGCAGTGTCGATAGCCTCTTGATAATTCCCTACATTTCTGCGCTGCTTATCTATAGCGTTGGTATATTCCTTTATTGTGTTCCTATTTTTCTCGATTTGAGCGTTGATTTTAGCATTAGCGTCAATTCCTTCTTTGGTAGTCAAATTTAATTTGCGCTGAATTGCCTGCAAATCTGCATTTTGCTTGTCGAGGTCAGCAATTGATTTTGTCTCTCTTTGCAACACCTTAATGAGGTCTTGCTCCCTCGTAAATCGGTCTTTAAGTTCTTTATTAATTTCAGCTACTTTTGCTTTTCGCTTTATTTCATTTTCGATAATTTTTTGCTCTTCCCTGCTATAATTTTCATAGTTAGCAATGATTTCAGCAGTAATTTTTACTTTCTTTTTATCAACTTCAAGTCCTGCCTGCTTAACATTAGCCAGCTCTTTCTCCGCAGTCATTACCGTTTTCAGATTTTGAGCCAAATCATCAAATTTTAAATCCTTGCTGCTTTTTGCAGCCATCGTAGTAATCAACTGCTCCCACATTTTTTGCAGTTCCAACAAATTCGATTTAACTTTGTTAAGGTCAATTATTTCAGTGATTAAATTTTCATTCATTTTGTCTTAAATTTTTTAATGAGATTTAATAATATCGCTTGTTTAGTTGTTTTACTTTTTTTGAAGCTAAAAATATTTACGCCGTTCGCCTTTAAATTATTTACTATTTTTTGAGAATATGAAACCTCACTTTTTACCGAAACGTCAAAAAGGTTTTTTTCAAATGTAATTCCTTCTCGGAAGTCGCCTGTTAAGTCTAATGTTTTATGCGTTCCTTTGAAGGCGGGATACCAAAATTTAAAAGATTTTCCACGCTTTGAAGTGTAAGGCGTTTTCCGCTTCTTGTAATCGCTCGACTGCCAGCCTATTCCCTCAAATGATTTGCCTTCAATATTTACGCCCTTGTCAAACGCATCCTCAAGCTCCTTTTTAGCAACTTCAATACTTTCAATGGCAGCATCTGCTGCGTGCTTCTCCAAATTTTGGGCAAAAATCTGTAATTTTTGTATATATAAATCGGCTCTCATTAGTAGTACTGGTATATATATTCAGGATAAGCAGCTTGTAACGCATTTCGCAACAAATCATTAGGGTCATTGGTAATGACAATTTTTGTATCATTTTCAAATTTTAAAGAATTTTCGTTTCTAACTATTTCAAAATAATTAAAATCAGAAGGCAGGTCGTTGTGTATGCGCAATTTAAAATCACCTGCAGACGTCAAATATGTTGTAAAACAATTCTCGCACTTCAAAATCTCTAACAATTGGCTCGCTAAGATAAAAAAATCAGCAGGTTGCTTCATTTTCATTTTAAAAAATGAACCGTTTGTAAATTCTTTAATATATGATTTAAAATTAGACAGGTTGTATAAATATATAGTAGCTAAGTCCCACTGTGCAAAAGCAAAGTTCCCATTTTTCAAATTCCAGGGCTTGTAATTTGAGAATTCAATGATTTTAATTTTGGGAATTATTACGATTTCACCGTCAATTGTTAGACAGCTATTGCCCGAAAAATTTACGATATTTTCGTCATTAATTTGCAAAAAACCACCACCAGGACCAACAAGTTCTGGCAAGCTTCTGTTTTGGTTGGGCAAAACTTTATTAAGCGATCCACTATTTTCACCCGCATTTATAAATGAATTGTCATCAATTTCAAGCGAATAAGCTGCTGCATCGTCTATAACGTAACTCGCCTCCGCACTTTTGAAAGAATTTTCAATAATTATTTTGCCTTCAAATCCTGTAAAAGTAAACACTTGTGCACCTGTGCTTTGTTGGTTGCAATTTCTGATTGTTAAGGTCCGAGTTTCGGGATTGGCGTAAAAACTTTGGTTTACTGCAAAAGTACAATTATCAAAAATCACATTCGACATGTCTAAATTATTCAAGTCCTTAAAATCTTCCACGATTGTGCAATTTTTAATCTCGGCCAAAGCACCTCGCAAATGCCTTAAAGCATTGCAAGTGTCGTTTAGCAATTTTTTTGAACCAGCAAAAAAATCAGAAGCAATAATCAAGCCATCGATTTCCTTAACATCATTTGTTAAAACAATTCTTAAGCCATCGTACTTGACCAACCCTAAAGGATTTTGGGTTGTGATAGCTCCGCCTGTTTTTGCGAATTGCACACCGCTCCCAAGCTCTCTAATCCCATTAAAATCCGCCTTAATATCTGCAAATCTGCTGCCAACAAAAGCGTTGTCTCCTATTTTCATAATGCCAACTGCATTTTTTATCCTCATGACGCAATTTTCATTCACAAAGTCTTTTAGAAAATTTGCGGGAATTGAATTACCCGAAAATGTAATTGAAAATTCATTTAAATCACGCAAATCGACCAATTCTACAGGTGCCCCTGGATTTCCGGTTGGATAATAAAAAGAGACAATCCCATTTGTCAAAACTTCTGCGTTTATTTGATACGTATTAGCAACTGTATTAATTCTAACAAAATTTTGCTCAATTCCAATCGCCCCAGCATCACCCTGACCCACATAAACTACATTTCTTGTTAAAAAATTAACATTATCTATTTGTTTACTCAGAAATTCCCCACTAATTTCGTAAAAATGAACAGTTGGACTTAAACCAATGTTGCCGATTTTTATTAAATCATATACGTCAAACGTTTGCTCAACAAAATTTACATTATTCACGACATCTAAAACCAATCCAACTTCATCACTTGCAAGCAAAATACTCAAAGCCCTTGCTGTATATTCTCCAGCTTTAAATTTCAAGTTAAGACTATTATGATTATAATTCTGAAGCACTTCAGCAACTCCTCTGTCGTCATTATAAACAGTGTTATTTTCAATTACTGAAAAACTCGTTGTATCAAGGTAAGCGTAATGATACATGTATTTTTGTTGTGCTCCCATAACGTCACTTTTTTTTAATAATTGTCTACCAAATCATTGTTTTTATTTCGAGAAATAATAGTGACAACGTCTTCGCTTGCCTCTACATATTCAAAAGGATTTGAAATCGCTGTTTCCTCTACAATTAGACTGCCTTCTAAACGTGTTGTAACTATTTTTAAAGTATAAGTTCCAAACCTCAGGCATTCTGGAATAGCCACATAGTGCATTCCATCAGCACTGAAAGCAGTGCCTTGAGTTATTTTTCCCGTTTTTTCGTTTATAAAAAACCATTCAATTGTTTGATAATTTTTTGGATTAATTTCCATTATTGAAATAACACCGCCTTTGGGGACAATTGGATTAAAAGCCTTCACCTTTTTTTGATTTTCAGTATGCAAATTTCTTGCTTTTGTAAAATCAATCGTACTGTATTTTGAAATTTTCATGATTTTAAATTTAAAAAATTGTTGTAATTTTTAAAAGCACGAACAATGGCAGCTACATAACGCTGCCTTATGTTTTTATCTGCAATTTTTACGCAATCTTTATATGTAGTCATAAACAGGAACTCAATCAAAATAGCAGGACAGTCCGTTTTTACCAAAACAGTAAAATTTGCCTCCTTGTCTGCATCGCCGTCTGTCCAATCCGTTCGCATTTGAATTTCGGGAAATTCGTTCAAAAGTTCAAAATAAATAAAGCTGGCAATAACATCCGATTTCGTTTGTCCCTTCGACGTGTATATCTCTACCCCCGATGCCCCTCCTTTCAAAAATCCCTTTAGTCCATATTTGTCGATATAGTCAGCGTTGTCTGTCGGCTGCGCGTTATGGTGGAGTGAAAGAAAAACGATGCGACTATCCAATCTAAAATATTTGTTTACTCTTTCTGTTCTCTCTAAATTTGAGTAGTCGTATAAATCAGAATTTAAGACAAAAGCATCGATGTCTTGTTCTTGCAATAACGACACAAGTTCATGAGCAAGCATCCCATTACTGTATCCTTCATATATTTTTAAACCATCAGGCCACTCAGGCGACTGTTTGCCACTTGTTTGGTAAACATTATTGATAATTTTGCCGTGCCCAGAATCAACCAAAACGCAAATATTACTTTTTTCTCTTTTGCTTGAATGGACAAAAGACGCAGCTATTTCCATGCTGTTTATTAAAATTAAAATGGCTGCAATAATTGCAACTGTTGAAATCAAAAAAATATAACGTTTCATTTTTTTACCCTGTTTTTAATTTTGCTAAAAATGTGCTCGGCGATTTTTTTACCAAAGAACCCCATAATTCCACCTATTAAAGCGAAAACGGCAGCGGTTATACACTTTAAAACAAAAATCTCCATCGCCGTTTTAAAATAAGTGGCAACGCTTGCAACAATTCCACTCCCAACGCTTATAGCTTTATCTGCAGTGTCGTTCTTGTGAAATATTTGTCCTAAAATAAAAAAAATCATTTTCATAAAAACAAAATTAACTATTTTTTGCTTTCATTCAACAACCTCGTTTTGTATTCATCATAAACTTGACTTTCTAAATTAAAAAAATCAAGCATCGAAATACTTTTGTCAATTTTTTGATTTGCTGCTCTAAAAATACTCACAACATAGCTGTTATATTCTTGCAACGTGACCGCCTTTAAATTTTTTGCCCTTTGTTCAATTTCATAATCCAAACCGATTATTTTTGCTTTTTTTGCTCCAGAATAATTTTTTAAAATTTCACTTGTCAATTTTATCCGCCTTAACATCAACTCTTTTAAATCCTGCAAACTTGCCTCCCGCAAAACCTCATTTGCCTGCTTCGCCTTCATTGTCGGTGCATTTGTAAAAAAAGTAAGATACTCTTTTATAGAGCAATTCTCTAAAACAGTAGCCTCTTTGTCTGTCAGTGTTCTGTTCATTTGTTTTTGTTTTTGTTAAAAGAGCCTGCTTTATAGCAGGCTCCCTTATGTTACTTTACAACAGGGTCAACACTTAACATTCCGTCAATCGGCACTAATTGGGTGATTTTAATGCCTGAAGGAATAGACGGGGTGAAAACAATGCTGCCATTTGTAACAGTGGCGGTTTCAGGGGTGTAAGTTCCAGAAAATTCAAAAGCAGTCAAATCGACGATTGTGCCATCTGCAATTGAAATTTTTGGATCATTTGGATTGTAAGGCTTCGATGCAGAATAGAATGAAATGGCATTCTCAGACACCCCCATTCTTACTATTTCAAACTCCTTGAGCGAGGTCGCCTCAAATTCTGAAATGCTGTTGGTTATTTCATCCATCAAATTCATCTTAAAAGAAATGGTGTTGACGGGTAAAGTGGTCGTGTGTCCAAAACGTCCATTTGGCAATGCCGTGCTTATATTGTTCATAGCAAACGGCTTCGGCATTTGCTCCTGTCTTAAACCATAGACAGTATAAACGCCCTCTTCTTCATTCACCAAATATAAGCGGTTGCAATTCTCTTTGATTGCCTTTAGCTTTCTTGACCATTCGAGAGTTTCAGGAAATTCAACAGTATAACCCTCAACTGCGCCCTCTATAGGAACAGTCACGCCGTTCGCTCTTGTGCCTTCGGTAGCTTCCGTGAAATTGGGTGTCATTACCAATTTCTTATCGCTGTTGATAAAGAACGCATCGCCATTGTCAATAAACGATTGAATTTTTTGCTCGGCAGTCTGCCCTTCAGTCAAAGTGAGATCTAAATTAGCTCTACAATGTATGGCTAAAATTCCCGTTACGGTTAGTATTTTATTTTTTTCGCATGCACTTTTCATAATATTTTACTTTTTAATTGTTAATAATTTTTTTAGTTAATAATTTGAAAGTTTGTAATTTTCCCTGTAAAGTTCCCAGCCGTCAAGTTTAAATTTTTGCACTTCATTGTATGCGTGCACTTTTGCCTGCGCTATTTTGTTACGTACCATTTCAAAAGCCAAAGTTGGATTAGCCTGCAAAATTTGTGCGTAATAGCTTTTTACATAGTTGGCAGAAAAATCGTTTGTAATGGCAACAAGCATTTCAATGAAAGCAAAAAATTTAAGGACGTCAACGAGCTGTTGTTGAGGGGGCGTTTCGACTTCGCCAATTTCCTCAAAAATCCTCTCTATAAGAGAGGATTCTATCTGACTTAAAAGATTGTCAATTTGCCCATTATTACAGACAAACGATAAATCTATGATATCACCTTTAAAAAATATAGCTGGGTCAAGAATCATTACTTACTGTTTTTAACTTTAGTTTTAGCTTTAGGTTTAACTTCCGCTTGAGGCTTTATTACGGCTTTTGTAACTTCTTTTGGTTCGTTTAATTCCTTCAGCTCTTCGCCAAATTCTTTCTCGATAGCCGTTTTGTCATAAACGATCCTCGTTTTGACATCTAAGAAGTTGCCCGAAGGCAACCTCTTTAAATCTTTAACACTTTTAATTCTTTTCATTTTTTATGAGTTTTTTAAGTGAATACTATTTTATTATGCTGACAGTTGAGAGACCGCTAACGTTGCTGTTACAGTCGCATCGCTGACAAGTGTGAAAACTACTTGGCCAGTTCTATCGGCACCAGTGTTGTTGGCTTCTGCTGTTAGTGTTACCGTGTTTCCTTCAATTAATCCAGTTATCCATTCAGGTTTACTTGCGATTTCATAATAGCTAGATGCTGTTACGGTTATAATTTTAGTCTCGCCTGCTGCTGCAAATTCCACAGTTGCTGGGTCAATAGAAATTGTTTCAGGACCAGTAACTTCTGCTGGAGCGTTAATCCAAAGTGCAGAATGAGGACTATAAAGGTCGCCACCTACAAAACCAATAACCTCGAACCAATCGGTGTTTGTTGTTATCTCGTAGTCTTCAATAGTTGAAGGAGACGAAGTTCCGATTGTTGCATAATTTCTGAAAACAGCTATTTCATTATCAGCCAACCAGTCATTGGTTACGACACGTTTTAC